TACAAAAGATACATAAGAGCAAGTGTTGCAAAAACCGCATAATTGTGTAGAATAAATCTATCTATAGTAAAAAATGGATAGATTATGACTACTAAGCCGAAATCCGGCTTTGGTCGGCCAAAAGGAATACCTAAGACCGGAGGAAGAACTGCCGGGACACCGAACAAAGCTACGCGAGAATTCAGGGAAACGATCAACAAGCTGTTGGAGGGCAACGCAGATAATGTTGCCAAGTGGCTGACAATAGTGGCAGAGGGTGATTTAGAAAGAGAAATCAAGTCAGACCCCGGCAAAGCCTTAGATTTACTCGCAAAGCTGGCTGAGTTTGCCGCGCCCAAGTTGGCAAGGACTGAGCTTGTCGGGGCTGAAGGCGGTCCTGTTCAAGTGCAAGAGACACGCAGAACAATCGTAGACCCAAAGAATGACCGCAGTTCTTGATATTCCTACGCCACGGTGGGCTGTTCCATTATTGCAGCCAGCCAGATACAAAGGTGCATGGGGTGGCAGGGGGTCTGGAAAATCTCACTTTTTCGGTGAGTACATCATTGAAGAACATATACTTAACCCGGATGATGCAACAGTTTGTATACGGGAAATTCAAAAGTCTATAGATCAGTCAGTTAAGCGTTTGCTAGAGCAAAAAATCGTCAAACTTAATGCTGGTGATTATTTTGAAGTGTTGGATAAGGCCATTCGCAGCCGTCGCGGGGTTGGTGTTATCACTTTCCAAGGTATGCAAAACCATACAGCCGATTCGATAAAGTCGTTGGAAGGTTATAAACGCGCTTGGGTCGAAGAAGCCCAAACATTGAGCCAATACAGCCTGGATTTGTTACGCCCAACTATACGAATGCCGGGTTCTGAAATGCTTTTTAGCTGGAACCCAAGATTCAAAAGCGACCCAGTGGATGTGTTTTTTAGGAAAAAGAAACCAGACAACGCCATTGTTGTAGCGGTGAACTGGAACGATAATCCTTGGTTTCCTGATGAACTTCGTCAAGAAATGATTGACGATTTTGAGCGAGACCCAGATAAAGCCGAACATATATGGAATGGTGCTTATGGCGCAACTCAGGGCGCGATTTTGGCTCGGTGGGTTAATCAAGCCATTCGAGAAGGAAGGGCAACACCCGATGTAAATTTTGACCCGGACGGGGCAGGAATTGAAGTTTCGTGTGACCTTGGTTTTAGGGATACCGCTTCTTTCTGGTATTGGCAGCGCACACTTGGAGGCTTTCGCGTGCTGGCATACGATGGCGATACGGGTTTGGATGCGGACGACTGGATACCACGAATCCGTGACAAGATTATTGAATTGGGAGCAGGTAAAAAGCTTGGTCGAGTATGGTTGCCTCATGATGCACGAGCCAAGACTTTTCAAAGCAAGCACACGACAATCGAACGATTTGCCCAAGCTTTCGGCACTGACAAATGCGCTATCGTGCCTCAATCCAAAAAACTAGACCAGATCAGCGCAGCACGCGCCGTACTTCCAAAATGCAAGTTTAACTCTGAATTGTGCGAGGCTGGAATGGATGGGTTGATAGCATGGGAGTACGCATACAATGAAGATTTAGGGGTTTTTAGCCGTGAACCATTGCATAATTGGGCAAGCCATCCAGCTGATGCTTTTGCCTACGGCGCTCAAATAATGCAGGAATTAACACCAAAAGAACCCGAAAAACCCGCAAAATTCAACATAAAAGCACAAAACGGTGTCATAATTACGGCACCTCTAGATGAATTATGGCAAGACGTTAAACGCCCACAGGAAAGATACTAATGTCTATATTTACAGTGGTTAATGACCTGGTGCAATTAGGAACTGGCGCTATTCAGCCGACAGACACATTTCAGAACGGTGTGCTTTTATCTGGTGATTTGAACAGGGCTATTTCAACTGGTGGTGATGAGTACGCTAACGGTCTTCTAATGACAGACGCAGGACAGATTCGATACGTTGATGCGACTGCTGGACTTCCTGTGGGTGTGGTGTGGTCTAACGGACTTCCCAGAGCCAATGATGGCGCTTTGTGTGTCTCGACAGGCGCACTGGCGACATATTCAAACGGTACGCCTATGGTTGCGAATGGCGCGGTAAGAGTGAGCATAGTCCCATGATATTTGTACAAGCGCACCCACAAGCCAGGCCGCCAGCCATTGATAAAATTGGCGCAGTGCAATATGTCATGTGGCACCCTGTTAAATGTGAAGACAAAACAGCATATTATTTGTTCCCAAATGGCGCAGAGTTAAAAACAAGCGCAACACCCGAAAGACTGGTGGTCGTTGCGGAAAGCCCAGAGGAGGCCTGGTCAAGAATTATGACCGACAAGCCGCTTCTTGAAAAATACGGAATACCCACATGAACCCAGTAGATGCAAGCACAAAATGGCTGGCCGAGTTAAAACTTGCCAAACGTGAAGATGAAAAGTTTATTGAGCGTGGCGACAGGATAATACGGCGTTATCGTGACGACCGCAAAAACTTCACGACTTATGGTAAGAGGTTTAATATACTCTGGTCAAACGTTGAGACCCTGAAACCCGCCCTATACGGGAAAACCCCTAGAGCCGAAGTATCGAGACGCTGGAAGGATTCTGACCCTGTTGGTCGCACTGCTTCGGTGATTATAGAACGTTGTTTACAGTACGAGATTGACAAGGGCGACTTTGACGCCTCGATGAAGCTGGCGATAAGTGACAGACTGCTTCCGGGACGCGGTACGGTGTGGGTGCGGTTCGAGGAAAAAGAACTAGCCCAACCTGTTGACGCTTTGCCTGGTGAAGAAGGCGGCGAGGCGCAAGTTATGCCCAACGCGCCCTACAAATACGAATGTACCCCGGTAGATTATGTTTTCTGGAAAGATGTTAGATATTCACCCGCAAGATGTTGGGATGAGGTGACATGGATCGCCCGTCGGGTGTACATGAGCCAAGATGACGGGATTAAGCGATTTGGCGAGGATTTTAAGCAAGTTCCATTAACTCACGAGCCTGTTGGCCTTGACGAGATGGAAAAGATGGGTGTTGAAGGCCTGGACGACATGAAAAAAGCCGTCGTTTGGGAAATATGGAGCAAGACGACAAAGCAGGTTTTCTGGGTGTCTGAGGGATACTCTAAGACGCTGGACATTAAAGACGACCCACTAGGGTTAGATAATTTCTGGCCATGCCCCAAACCTTTGTTTGCTACCCAAACCACCGAGACTTTAGTACCCATACCCGATTACAGCCTTTATCAAGACCAAGCCGAAGAGATTGACATGCTAACCAACCGGATAGCAATGTTAGTCGAAGCGGTTAAGGTCGTGGGTGTCTATGACGCAAGCCAGCAGGGTGTACAAAGGATGCTTTCCGAGGGTGTGAATAACCAGTTGATACCTGTGGATACTTGGGCAGCTTTTGCGGAAAAAGGCGGTCTAAAGGGTGTGGTTGACTTCATGCCGCTGGATTCTGTACTCCAAGCATTACGTGAATGCTACGCGGCTAGAGAGCAGGCGAAACAGGTAGTGTATGAGATTACCGGAATATCTGACATTATTCGCGGTTCAACGATAGCTTCGGAAACCGCAGCCGCGCAACAGATAAAAAGCCAATATGCTTCATTGAGAATAAAACCAAGACAAACAGAAGTGGCTCAGTTTGCTTCGGAAGTGCTGAGAATAAAAGCCCAGATAATGTGCGATTTTTACGCGCCCCAGACCCTTGTCGAGATGTCTGGAATCATGGGGACAATGGATGCTCAATATGCTGAGCAGGCCATTATGCTGCTCAAGTCTGAGCCAGCTAGAGGTTTCAGGATTGAGGTTGCCTCTGATTCACTGGTAGAAATGGACGAAGCCACCGAAAAACAAAGCCGGATTGAGTTTCTAGGCGCGGTCGGTCAGTTCATGGACAGAGCATTACCCGTAACCCAACAAGTGCCAGAACTCGCTCCTTTGATGGGTGAAATGCTGATGTTTGGTGTTCGCGCATTCAAAGGCGGCAGAATGATGGAATCTGCTTTTGATGAGGCGATGGCTAAACTGACCGCACCAAAACCGCCTGAACAACCGCAGCCTGACCCGGAGCAGATGAAAGCCGAGGCTATGATGCAGGTTGAACAGGGCAAGATGCAGCTAGAACAGGCAAAAATACAAACTCAAGGACAGATTGAGCAATTTAAGGCGCAGCAGGCTAAAGATCTGGAACAGATGCGGCAAGAATACGAATCGGCTAGAGAACAAGTCAGACAAGAAGCCGAGACGCAACGCTTGCAAATGAAAGCCCAGATTGAGGCAGAAACAAAGCTGCAAGTTGCCAAAATTCAAAAAGGCGCTAAAGAAGAAGAAACTGACGAGCCAGAAATCAATTTGTTAGAAAACATCAGAGACATGATGAGCCAGATGGCCGAGACTTTGGGGAATACTATAAGCATGACGCGGGATGAAATTATACAAATGAGCAATACCCCAAAAAAAACGCGCATAATACGTGACAACAATGGAAAAGTACAAGAAGTTGAAATAAATGGAATCGTTCGACCAGTAATTCGTGACCAATTTGGAAACATTGAAAGTATTTGAAAGGGCTAAAAATGGCAACATTTAATAAATTTAACGCATGGGCTGAAAACATGGTAGAAGTGGCTAATCTAGGCACTGACCAGTTCACTATTGCTTTGACAAACACCGCGCCCGTAGCGGCAAACAGCGTACTTGCTGACATTACGCAAATAAGCTACACAAACCTGTCTAGCCGAAATGTTACAACGACAAGTTCCTCGCAGACAGGCGGCACTTACACACTGGTGCTACAGGATTTGGTGTTGACGGCTTCTGGTTCTGTTGGGCCTTTTCGTTATGTGGTGTTGTTTGATGACACGCCAACTTCACCCGCCGACCCGTTGGCTGGTTGGTGGGATTATGGCTCAAGCATTACGATGGCGAACGGTGAAACGTTTACTGTTGACTTTACTGGCGCTGCAATTACTGTTTCGTAGGTATCAATATGACAACTTTGGCTCAAAAAGTAGCAGAATTTCCAGCATCAATGCCGGATTGGGAAATTGCTGAGGTATTGAATGCGCCCGACCCTACTCTGCCAATGAAGCTGACTTTTAGGCGCATTGGCGCTGGAACAATTATTGAAACGATGGGGCTTGGCGCTGTTGGTGGTGGTGTTTTTATTTCAAAATTGCGCGGATGGGCAGAAAACCCAGAGACAATTCCTGCACAATTATCTGACAATGTTAAAGACATTGCGGAAATTTTGCCTGTTATTGACCGTGGTGATTTAGAGGTGTCAAGCAACTCAGTGCGCACAATGATTGACACGCTTGCCGCGCTTGGACACATGACGCAAGCGCAAGCAATAGCGTTAAAAGCGCTGGCGAATGATGTTAATCAATCATGGGCTGAGGCGAATGGTGTGGAAGTGACCCCCCGCACGGTAGGGCTGGCAAGAGGAGCAGTATAACATGGCAATCGCGAAATGGGCTGCCCCAAGCACGCGGTCGAGTAACTTTGCAGGCACTACGCTCAATTCTCTGGCGAACGCTGGCGAATCGTCTGTTGTTACTTATGACAACTCAACCAACCGCGACCTGTACGGTACAGTCACTATTAAGCTTGGCAGTATTACGCCCGCGACGGGCGGCTCGATTACGCTGCGCGTCACTTTGAATGACGGCACTGATACGGCTGATCGCATTGGTGGTGATTTGTACGTTGTGCCACTTACAAGCGGCGCATCGGCAAAGGTGGCTGTTATTAACATGGTGCGGCTGTACCCGTATTCCATGCGCCTGAGCGTGGTAAATAACGCAGGCGTGGCGTTCGCTGCGTCTGGTAACGAGCTCTATGTGCGCCCGTGGAATGAGGATATTGCATAATGCCTCGCGGGATAAACGCATACGACGAAGCACGTTTGCAGGGGCGGCTGTGGACGCCAGGTCGTGAAATAATTCGAAGCGGTTTGAATCTAGACGCACAAAGAAACATTACGGTTGTTAGTGGTGCGGTTTCACAATGGGATGATTCGGATCGTCTTTGGTCTTTTACTCAAGGAACTGCTGGGGCTCGCCCTGCTTATCAAGCAACGGGGTGGAATAACACCCCTTCTGTTGGGTTTACAGCCGCAACTCAACGTTTAGTAGGCACCGCTTCTTTTACGCCCCTTGTCACCACGGGGGCATTTACAGCGTTTGCGGTAATCAATCAAACAGCAACAGGGTGGTTTTTTGAACACGGGCCATTGACTCCTTCGGCCAGAACCGGATTAGTTGTTATTGGTACTGATTTGCTTGCGGTTCTGAACGGTCAGGTTACAGTAACAACGATTGCCACCAACACAAATTATCTACTTGTATGGAGATTTGACGGCAGCGCCTCAACAAAATCAATACTGCGTGTAAATGGTGTGCTGGTCGCCTCAGGTGGAATTACAGCAACGGCCACGACAAGTACAGGCGCTTTGTTTGTTGGATTTGGTCCTGACCCAAATACTTTTACAGGTAGAATGCGAGACCTTTTAATTTTGCCTTATGCGGCGACTGACAGGCAAATTGAGTTGATAGAAGGATATTTATATTGGAAGGACGGTCGGCTTATTGACGCGCCGCCCGCCGCGCACCCGTTTCGTAACCGCCCGCCGCTGATCGGGGACTGAAATGCCGTTGCGAGTTAGAGTACCTCCGCTTTCTCTAATAACAGGCGGTTCTTATACACTCACTGCCGAGGGTGGCACTTATACATATAGTGGCAATAACGCCAATCTACTGTATAACCGCGTTTTAATAGCAGAAGGCGGTACGTACAACTACACTGGAAATAATGCCGACCTGCTTTATAACCGTTTGCTCACTGCCGATGGTGGCACATACAGCTATTCTGGCAACAATGCGGATTTACGTTTTAACCGCGTTTTACTTGCTGACGGTGGAATTTATAACTACAGTGGCAACAATGCCAATTTAATTTACACGCCAACCGGGTCTTATACTTTGACGGCTGACGGTGGGGTGTATTCCTACTCAGGCAATAATGCGAACCTGCTTTATAACCGACTGCTTACTGCTGATGGCGGCACATACAGTTACAGCGGCAATAACGCTAATTTAACCTATGTTCCCTTCTCCGGCGCTTACACAATCATTGCCGAAGGCGGCGTATATACTTACAGCGGCAACAACGCTACCTTAACCTATACTGGGGCACAGCCTGAAATAGTAGGCGGCCATTATTACGAGTTTTGGCGTAAAAAATGGGCAAAACAGTGGGAAACCAAAACCCCGGACATTGAAGAAGTCATAGAGTTCATTGAAGAAGAACCAGAGCAAGCTATAGAAGTGGCG